GTGTTGAGTCGCAAATTGCTCTCGACAACAAGTTGGTTGCTGCCAGCCTCGGTGTTTACGCTGGGTCAGTCGTAGCCTAATAAGTAGTCTCATTGAACGGCTCCTCGTTCCCCGCAACGGGGGTGGGGAGCCGTTTCTTGTGAAAGGATTGCCGGATGACGTGGACTTTTTCTCAACCGACTGGGACTCCGCTTGCTTGGCCGACTCTGAAAGATAACGTTCGCTATCTGCTTGGCGACAAGGTGGAGTCTGATTGGTCTCCTTCTGATGAGGAAATTGAACTGGCGATAGTTGACTGGAATGTTGCTTATCCTGCTCACCTGAATGATGTGAACGGTGTTGGTTCTACCTTGGCTGGTTCCATTCTTGATTGGATGACGGTTTCTGGGTTGACTACTTTTTCTAAGTCGGTAGGCAATTCTTCATTGTCGAAGGCTTACGGTAATCGTGTTGATGGTTGGAAGCGGTTGCGTAATCTGTTGGCAGCTAGGTCTCCAGCTTTGGCTGGTGGTGCGTCAATGTCAGGTATGGGTCTTGCGGTGAGTCCTCCCGAGCCACGGCAGTTCACCATTGGTCAGTTTGATAATGGGTATGCCCCCACCCCAAGGAATACCGCTGAAACTCCAGTCGAGGACCGCCTCTAGTGATTGACTCCGAGTTGTTGAAAATGTTGGAGTCGACTGTGTTGATTGCTTCTCCTTCTAGTCGTGGCCTTGACGGTAAGGTGACTTACGGTACTGCTGTGTCGTACCAGGCTCACGTTGAGGACCGGCGAGACATGGTTCGGAACGCTTCTGGCGAGGAAGTCATGTCTGCTGGCCGTTGCCACTTGGATTCTCACTATGGTTCGTTGAGTGAGTCGGCCAGAGTTACTTTGCCTTCTGGAAAGGTTGAGACCATTGTTGCCCTTGAGAGCACTTATGACTCGGATGGTCCTTATCAGACGGTGGTGTACTTTTGAGCGAGCGAATCAAGTTGGTTGGTGCTGACGTGTTGAGGAACTTGTTGGCTCGTGGCGGGAAGGTTGGTGTCGAGGTTTTGACCCAAGTTTTGCGCGAAGAGTCGTTGTTGGCTTTCCGAACTTCTCAGCGAATGGTCCCCCACGCGACAGGTGTTCTGCGAGCTTCTGGTGTGGTTCGTCCACCGGCTGTTTCTGGTTCGAGAGTTCTGATTGACCTTGGTTATGGTGGCGCAGCTTCAGCGTATGCGATGTACCAGCACGAGAATTTGTCTTTGAACCATCCCGACCCCACAAACCCGAACAGTGACCCGGCTGGCCAGGCAAAGTATTTGGAGACTCCTGTTCGGAACCAGGTCAAAGGTTTAGCTGGGCGGTTGCGTCGTGAACTTGATAAGAGGATGAAGCGATGAGTGCTACGAGCGCGAACATCGCTGGTTTGATTGCTGGTTCTGGCCTTGGCTGGACTTTGGTAGGCAACCTGTTCATTGGCGGTTTGGTAGATGGTGATGACCTGCCTGATTTGCAGTTGTCTGTCACTAATTATTCAGGCGACCCTCTGGAGACGTTTGGAAGTTCGACCCAGCGACCTCAAGTCCAGGTTTTGTTGCGAGGCGACAAGGATTCTTTCGCTGAGGCCGAAGTGAAGGCTAACTCCCTGTGGTCTTTTCTTGCGAATGTTCGTAACGTGAGTGTGCCGACCACTGTTTCTGGTGTGACTGTTGGTCCGGTAGTAATCCAAGCTTTGACGCCTTCTGGGACTGTGAACCCTATGGGTAAGGACGACCAACAGCGTAGTCTGATGAGCATGAACTTTACGGTGATGGTATGAGTCAGATTACGAAGGAAGATGCTTTGCTTGCGATTGACGGCGCTATGGCAGCTTTATCCTCAGCGCGGGTGATGGTTGAAGCTATTGGTGATGACCCTTCAGCGTCGGTCAGCGGGTGTCCTCACCTTCGTCGGACTGCCACTTTTAGGAAAGTTTTGTGTGAGGACTGTGGGGAGACCCTGGGCGAGCCTGATTCAGATGAGGGTGCGCCTGTCGATACGATTTCTGTGGAGGTGGTGTGATGTCTAAGTACAAAGTTTTGGTGGGCTGTAATTTTCCGCCTAATGATACCCGCGCTGAGGCTGGTGACGTCATTGACGTGTCTGACGATGTAGGTAAGGCTTTGGCCCGGATTGGCGCCGTGAAAGGCCATACAAGCTCTAAAACCTCCAAGGCACCTAATTACACCAGTGAAGTTCCTACACAGCCACAGGCTGAGACAGAAGGCTAAGCATGCCTATTCATGGCAAGGCAACCGGAATCCTCATGGGAGGGTATGACCTGACGTCGATGCTGAACTCTATTAGCACCCCGCAGTCACTTGGCGTGAACGAAGTCACCCCTTTTGGGTCTACGGCTAAGACTTATATTGCTGGTCTTGCTGATGCGACTGTCTCTATGAGTGGTTTTTTCGAGGGTGACGCCACTGCGACTGAAGAATTGCTTGATGCTGTCTCAGATAGTGCTGAAGCGATTATCGTCTCTTATGGTCGAGCCCTTGTCGCCGGTCAGGATGTGAAGTTCAGCAACGTGATTCGGTCTGCGTTTGAAGTTTCTTCCCCAGTAGGTGACGCTGTTTCTATCAGTGGCGCAGCACAGGCAGATGGTGGGCTTGTCACAGGCAAATTGCTTGCAGCACTTCAGACCATTTCGTCTAGCCCGACTAATTGCGCGAGTCAAGACGGTGCAGCTTCTACTTCGGCTGGCGGCAAGGCTGTCCTCCAAGTCACGACTAATACGCGAAACGGTGATGTGACTGTCAAGGTTCAGCACTCAGCGGATAACTCGACGTGGGCTGACCTTGCGACGTTCACTGCTGTAGCTACCACGGTTGTCACTTCTGAAGTCATTGTTCTTCCCTCCACAATAAATCGGTACACGCGTGTACTGGTCACTCTCGCTGGCTCAACCGGGTCGGCGATAATCACTGTCGCGCTAAGTCGCGGCTAGGGCAAGGAGAAACGCTCATGGCCGTTCACGGCAAAAGCACTTTCATCAGCATCGAAAACGCAGCAGGTTCGGCAGTAGACATGTCGGATGATTTCAACACGGCTGGCCTTTCACGGTCTGTCGGCACGTCTGAGTCCACAGGTTTCGGCTCAGTTGCCAAGAGTTTCACTTCTGGACTTGAGGACGCTACAGCTTCTTGGAGTGGTTTTTTCACTGCAGCGCAGGATGCTGTTCTTTCAGGTCTTGTTGCTGCTCTCGCGTCTGACACGATTGCGTCTACGGAAATGGTTTATGGTCCAGCCGGTAACGGTGCCGGTGCTGTGAAGTACACGCAGAATGTCATCATTACGAGCTATGACGTCAGCGGGGGTGTTGGAGACAACGTGACTGCGAGTGTGTCGATGCAGCGTACTGGTGGGACGACACGTAGTACTTTCGCCTAACGTTGACGCGTCAAATTAGGTAGAGTGCGACCATGAATATCAGAGACAAAATAATCGCAGCCGACGACATCGGCTCAGAGTTAGTCGCTGTTCCCCAGTGGGATGTCACGATAGAGGTGCGAGGTCTGACCCTTGGACAGCGCAACGATGCTTTGACAGCCTCTCGTGGGGATGATGGTGTGCTCAACATTTCGACTTACTATGCCCTCATCATTGTTGGCACAGCGTCGGACCCTGAAACTCATGAACCCATATTCACTTTTGATGACGCAAAAATGCTTCTAGGGAAATCGTCTAAGGCAGGAGACCTGCTTGCTATAAAAGCGTTGTCTCTTTCAGGTCTTTCCGCAAAGGGAGACGTTGGAGAAGATGTGGAAAAAGCGGGGGAAGAATCCTCCGAGACGGAGACCGCCGACTAAGTTTGGCAGTCGCGGCACGTCTCGGGCGCACGGTAGGAGAACTTGAACATGGCTCGCCAGGACACAGGGCAATATCCATGAGTGAGTACCTTGAGTGGGTAGCCTTGATTCAGATTGTGGAACCGCATGAACGAGAGAAGTCGAAGGCCCAGCAGAGGGTCACTGGACAGGTAAGGAGGCGCTGATGTCAAGCGAAGTGATGTCAGTTATGGCTCGCCTTGAAGGTGACGCTGGGCCTTTTGTTCGTGCTTTCAAATCTGGTGAAGAGTCGATGAAGTCTCTTGATACTGTCCTTGCTTCTACGTCCTCTTCTGTTGATAAGTCGATGCAGGATGCAGGTAGGTCTTTCGATGACCTTGGTGATGACGCTGAGGACTCGGCTAAGGATGTGGATAAGTCTGGGGATAAGTCGGCTGACGCTACAGAGAAATCGGCTGGCAGAATGTCTGGTGCCCTCGGTAAGGCTGGTGCAGCTTTCGGTCTTGTGGCAGCGGCAGCAGCGGCAGCAGCCTTCGGTCTCGTTGCTTCGTCTGTTAAGGCTTTCGGTGAACTGGAGCAGAACCTCGGAGGCTCGGAAGCCGTGTTTGGCGAGTTCGCTGAAACGCTCCAGACCACAGGAGTTCAGGCTTACAAGAACCTCGGCATATCGCAGTCAGACTATCTAGCCACTGCGAACAAGATGGGTGCTTTGTTCCAAGGTTCAGGAATTGAGCAAGTTGACGCCCTTGAAATGACCCAAGGTGCGATGCAGCGTGCTGCTGACATGGCTTCGGTCATGGGTATCGACATGCAGATTGCTATGGACTCTGTGGCTGGTGCTGCAAAAGGTAACTTCACCATGATGGACAACCTTGGTGTGGCTATGAACGCCACCTCCATTGAGGCTTATGCCGC